GTGACACAAGGATAAGACCTACTCCTGTCTCTTCTACCAGCGTTCTGAAGTTGTGCATAATAGCATCTATATTGCGACGTTCATCACCGTCCGTAGTCATCGACAATAACATATGTAAGTGATCAAAAACTATCCACTTACATTCAAGGCCCATAGCCATGAAGCGTAGTTTAGAAAATAGACTATCAACATCATTCATTCCAAGGTGGGCATGAACAAAGACACGGTTCTTATTTTCACCGTCGTATAAAACATTAAAGAAATTATCTATTTCTTCTTCACTAAACTCAGCACGAACACTATCGATGTGTAGTTTGGCGTTAGCCTCAATAGAAAGAATACCATCTACAGTCCGACGCCAATCTTCTTCAAGAGCTATGACACCTACCTTGTCGTTGGTGTTGGTGATGAGCCAGTGTTCAAGCTCACGAGTAACACTAGACTTACCTAAGCCTGTGCCGCCTGTCAGTGTGATTAGCTCTCCTTGTCGTAAGCCATCTAGCTTTGCATTAAGGCCACTCCAAGGATAAGGGATAGACTCTTTACGCTCACGCTTCTTATAGTTCTCACGCTCTTCACTGACGTTTAGAATACCAGAGGGTGTGTAAAGTTTTGAAGCCCACCACGCAGTAACGTAAGCCTTGTGATGACCCAGCTTGAGCATTTCGTTAGGGTCTTTGAACTCAGTAGGTAGGTTAAGTATCTTGGCCTTGCCGGGTTTTATAATTCGTGCCACTTTCTTTGCGGCTTCTCGTCCCGGCTTATCGTTGTCGAATGAAATAACCACCGTATCAAACGATTCAAGGAACTCAAGATTTTCTTGAACGTCCCTTGCCGCGCCTTGTGCTCCATTCTTAACAGATACGACGGGCCACTTACTACCAAGTAGTTCGTATGCCGCCATAGCATCACATTCACCTTCAGTGATCGTAATGTATTTGCCGCCCGACTGTGCCACTTGCTGACCAAAAAGCCCAGTTCCTTTGGGTGAGCCTGACCAAGTAAATGCTTTATTCGGATTGCGAACTTTTGTAGCAACTTCTTCATTGTTTATATATACCGGATAGTGATGCTGAATGATATTACCTTTCTCATCTTTGACTGAACGAACACCAAATTTCTTTGCAGTCTCAAGAGAAATAGATCTATCGGTGAGTGCGTGATACACGCTGTTGGTGAATGAAGTATTATCGTTTGATCTTTTAAAGCTATTAAAGTCTGCCACGTTTCCTCCCATCGCAGATTCGTAATCTTTAAAAAAGGTTCCACAACTAAAACATTTTGCAGAACCATCTGAGTTTATGGAGACAGGATCACTGCCTCCACAACTTGGACAAGGCTTGTGGTACTCCACAAATTCGCCCATGTTTATTCCTCCGTTTCATTGTCCTCAACAATTGCAGAGTCTTCTAAATACTCTTGCATTTTTTGATGTAGTGCAACAGCAGAAGCTTGAGCAATTGTTACTTCATTTCCAAAGTTATCAATACGCTCTTGCACATCAGCCAGTAACTTAAAACAAGCTACCCCCTCAAGGGATAGCTTTGATACGTCATAAGTTTTATCTTCGTGAGTATATCTATACACTAAAGTTCATCTCCATCTTCTTCACCATCAACAATGTCAAACTCTGCACCATCAGGGCTGGCGTATTCTATAAGTTCAACTACCTGTAGCGCCTGTAAATCTAAGCCTTTGTACAATGTACCATTCCAAGTGGACTCCCACTCTTTGTACTGCACCCTAACCTTACTGCCGTTACCGACACTAACATTTAAAGGCTGTTTGTTTTTATCCAACAGCTTAGGGGCAGAGCGCACCATACCGTTGGGGCCATTTACTTTTCGCTTGATAAGAAGTGCTGGGCCTTCTTCCATATCTTTAACTGTGAAGCCGCGAGATCGAAAATCATTTGCGACATCATCAGTCACCACAAGATTCACAGTATACACCGGAGTGTAGGTTGTGTTTGGTGTGGTGATAGACGCCCAGTATGCAACACCTTCAACAAGAGCCATAATTAAATCTCCTAAGATTTATTAAACATAAAATTAATGTAACGAGGGATACAACTATACACATAATCAGTAGATAATTGTTCTTGCTCTTTACGAGCCTGAATTTTTATCCAACTAATCATATTCTGTAGTGTGCTGGGTGATGGTAGGCTAGTACCTAGCGACATGACAAATGCCCTACACACAGCATCTTCTATATTAAATACTTTATCATCCATTACTCATAATCTCCTGAAAGGATTGTCATCTTAACAAGATCCAATAGTAAATTAAACTTCTCCATTTCTACATCAGATACTACTTTAAGTTCTTCTCCTGTGTCAACAATAAGAATAAAAGGATATCTTAAAGCTTCTTCATTAGAAGAATCTTCAAGCTTTGTAAGACCTTCCGTAAGTTTTTCATTTAAAGACTTTGACTTATCTTTACTAAAATTACCTTGTATTACTTTCAACGATTACCTCCAGATCCTTTAATAACTCCACGGTCAGAACGACTTTGAAGTTTAGATAGATTATACTTGGCAACTTCTGAGAAGTCAACCCCATGATCTTTTAATATCATGGCAAGATTCCACAAAACATCTCCTGCCTCAGAAATAACATCTTGTCTTTCGATTGTTCGGGCATCTCCCCTTAGCATTGGTTTTATAAAAAGGTCAGATAGTTCTGCTGACTCCACCATCAATGATGCAATCGGATAAAACTTATCTTTGTATAATGCTGTAGATGATGCGGCTTGTTGATATTCATCAAAGGTTATGTTATGCTTGGGCGTAGAGTCCAGCCCATTTGTCATAGTTGTATTCTCGTTTGTCATCTATAAAAAGCTCCTTTCCTTTTTGAGTAAATAAATATTTTGGATCGACTTCTAAACAAACTCTGCCGATATCAGAGCGGTCAGCATCGAACGCACACTTTTCAAAGAGAGTATATTTTTTATTATCCCAAGGTTTTGCAGAAGTATGTAGCGCACAGGCAGATTGTAACTGCCAACGCTCAACTGTACAAAGATCAATTAAGTCTTTGATTTCATTAATATATTCTGAGGCACGAGGCCCGTGATTAGGATCGTAATTTTCATTGTGTCTACAAGAATCGTGAAGGTACGCAAAGTATTTAAAAAGTTTTGGATTAAAATTGTAGTGAGCGGCTAATTCTAAACCTGCTCTCATAACATTAGCATAATGTTTACGTCCATGTAGTTCAGAATAATAAAAAAGATTGTCTTGTTTAAGACGTTGAATAAGTTTTTTCAATTTAATATATCCTCAATTAACCAATCAAGATAGACACGAGCCTTTCGCAGATCCTCAACACCATTCTTATAGCGAAAACGATGAAGATATTTATGTACATTTCCAGCACAATAATCGGCAAAGCCATCACCTAATTGTTGTTTAATATAATCAATAGCCTCAACACCACCTTTATTATAATGCTCAGGCTTTGTTACAGGATTAGCTGTATGATTATCTTGAGGATGAAAAAGTTTCCCATAAATTGTTTTTGGTTTATTAATGTTATCCCATTCCTCTGGGGTTGCATCATCAATACTCACGGCGTACCTCCATATTTAATGTAATCACCTATTATAAAACCAACACTAAAAAAAACAATTATAGCTAACGCATACCAGTACTCAGGCATCGTAGCAATAAAATGTTTTACGCGCTCTTTGTCCATATCAATCTCCATGATCACTCCAATGATAGTCAGCGTTACTTATTTCATCAGCAATGAGATCATATATATAATTACTATTGACCCAGCTAGTGATATCAACTCCACGCGATTTAACCGATACAATTTCAACTAGATTCTCCTCATCACCATGCACAAAATACTCAATGGTTACATAGATAGACATCCACTCGCAGTCTAACTCCACATCCATAACCTGATTACCATACATACTAGCTGTCCCCATCGTTATCCTCCCTCATTGCCTGTACTGAATCGTACCAATCTTCGTCATCAACAAAAGACGAACTCTTCTCTAACAATGTGGCTTCGACTTTCGATGTTGATCTATCTTTACACCACACTAGACCAGTGGGAACTACATCGTCGTCTACGTCCGGGTCTATGTAGCGCGCCGTTACCTGTGTTAGCGCACTTAACTTTTCGTCCAACTCTAATGCAGTTGATACATCAGTGATGAACTGTACGTACCCTACTTTGAGTATTGCTTGTCGCTTACGCATAATTATCTCCTAGTTAAAAAATTGATTGAGAAAAGTAATTTCATACCGCTGAGTTTTTATAAGCTTGCCGCCTACACCAACATAAATTGGTAGCGACCTCTCCCTTTCTTTTTTATTTCTAGCGACTACATACTCAACAGTATCAGTAGGTTTAAAATTCTTTAGGCTTTTAATATGTCGCCAGATAATCATGTCACTACCACGCTGTGCTCTAGGTGCTATATAATACATATCACTTTCCTCTGTTGTTGTTGATCCATTCTTCAACGGTGTCACTAGATTTAGCGGCATCGTCCCAGAATTTATTTAATCTTTCTAAAGAAAACTTACTTTGTTCTTCATGTAAACAATCAAGAATAAAAGAACAGTAGTCTTCATCGTTCATTGCTGATCTGATTAGTCTTTGAACATTTAATACTTTTTCTTTTGCTTTCACTATCACCTCCAAACAAAAGCGCCCCGAAGGACGCTATATTTTTTAGTAATAACCTTCACGAACTTTATGAAGGACATTGAAGATCTCTGATTCAGAAAAGTGTAACTCCTTTAACTCATGTGCTAGTCCACTGTAATCTGGATTAGACTTGAGATAAATATATAACTGAACCAGAGATTCAATATCAATACGTTCAGGCCGCGATGCGGAAGACATCAGAGTTACATACCTTACGCACAACCTCTGAACGCTTGTGATTAACCGAAGCAATGTTATTTTGAGATTTCTTAGTAGGTGCTGGAGCATGAGTAGCCCAATCTGTAAGTGTATTATACACCGCCCATTGAGTACTGCCCATCTTCTGAGAGTACTCACCCCAAGCCTTAGCAAGATATGTTAATGTACTGTTCAGTCGAGGGAGCTTGTCGAATACTGCTGACCAAGATACACCACTCTCGTGAACTGCGGCCTGTACTAACTCAAGACAGCCAGCGGCCTCTGCAAAACTATACATCGCCTGCTTCTGAGTAACTTGCGTTTTGTACATAGTCTGCCACAACTCCCGTTCTTTTTCAAACACTTCAAGAGACTTAACAATTGCACGAGAAGCTTGTTGGATATCTAAGTTTTTGGTGTGTCGAGCTTTAAACAAACCAGCCTCGCCAGTAACAAATACTTGACCATTAAAACAAGCAGATTGGCGAGCGCCTGCTGACATAATAAAAGCAAACGTACTGTTAAGAGAAGTCACGCCCAACAAAGTAAGCGAGGCGGTATCCCCATCAGGAGTAAGGTAACTATGCTCTGGCAAACGATAATTTACAAATGTCGCCGCACCGTTATAACTGCACTCAATCTTTTCAACGATACCATCAGTCTTTAAACCACTCCGCATAATAATTGCACGTTGAGCGTCAATTAATTCACGAGGTGCAACAGGCTTATAATTTTTACCATGAACACCTAGCTCGTCCATAGTATCTGTACGAACAACAGCAACTTTTGATGACTCATACCATTGATTAGTGTCATCATTAAAGTACAACATTGGGCGGGTTGCTACAGGAAAATCAGCAACGCCATGACCTTTGCCAGCAAAAGGATCTGCTGGACGATGAGTACCAAAGATAGAAATTACATCCGACATAATATGTCTCCAGTTGATTAAAGGTTTACCGCATCTTGAAGATAGCTATAATGTACTTGGGATACATGAAAGCCATCCTCAAATCTTTTAGACTTACTAGCTAAATAATTACACCAGTTGTCCCATAACTTTTTTGTACCAATGTCATGACATATAGAAATATAATTCATAACACGACGATTCTTTATAGCCTTTGACTTTAAAGACTTAGATAATTTTAAATCTTTCATTGGGATATTGTACATTCGTAGATTGT